TACCCCAATCCCACCACGGGTGTCCGGCGTAGTTCGGGGAAGGGTTATGTGACTAACGAAAACGAAACGCTCCCCAAAAACAAATGAGTAAGGGCAAGAAAAAGCGCGGTCAAAGGGGGGAGGGGAAGGGGCTTGTAGCCGATACTATGCAGCAAGCGGCGGCGTGGCTTGGGGTATCTGTAGAAATACTGACATGGAGCCGGTCAAACGGTTGTCCAGCGTTCCGGCACGGCAGAATCCATTGTGTGGAAATCAAGCCTTGGCTTGAAGATAATCCCCCAAAAGAGGACGGTGAAAAACTTCCGTCCAAGGTTGAGATGCAAATTCTCTGCTTGCGGGAGGACTTGAAAAAGAAGCGGCATGAGAATGAAGAACGCGATGGAGATTATGTCAAGCGGTCGGACGTAAAATCGCAAGTGACTGCGATCTTTTACAAACAGAAAATGATTCTATTGCAGGCTTTGCGTTGTGAGTTACCTCCGAAACTTGAAGGCTTGCGGGCGGCGGAGATGGTTCCTCAAATGGAGGAGATTGGAACCAAAGTGCTCAACCTGTGGCATGACATTCAATTACCGCAAGAGGATGTCAGGGAGATTTATTACATGCTTTCAAACGTGACACAAAATACAAATGTCTCAAATGAGGAATTACCAAATGAGTGACACAACTAAAATTGAATGGTGTGATGCCTGGATCGGAGTGAGAGTCGAGAATCAGGCGATGGCCGAAAAGCGCATACCAGAATTGCTCAAGATTCCCGCGAAGATTCGGTTTGTCGTCGCGGAACCGTTACTTGGGCCGATTGATTTTTACTCCGTCATTAACGAAGATGGAGACGGCCCAGCGAGTGACCTAACTTGGATTGGGGCGGATGGTGCTGGAATTGATTGGGTAATTGTGGGCGGGGAGAGCGGGCCGAAAGCGCGGCCATGTAACGTGGAATGGATTCGCTTGATTATTCGGCAATGCGCGGCGGCGGGAGTGCCATACTTTGTCAAACAGCTTGGACGCAATCCTGAATGGTCTGACAAAGATATGGAGGAGAAATGGTATAAGCGATTCTATGATCCTAGCGGCGGCGACCCGGCGGAGTGGCCCTTTGATCTACGCGTGCGGCAATTTCCAAAATTATGAACAACTACCTTGACCACCTACAGGCGCGGAGCCTCGCTATCGCGCAACGACAATATGACAACATGCTTCCTCCTGATGATGATGCGGACGAATGGGAGGCCGCACGGAAGCTGGCACGCGAGCAGGCAGCGGAAGACCGCGCTGACGAGATGCGCGAGGAAAGGAACCAATGAAAACAGGTGCCAGATTGATTGCAGCAGAACCGCTTTATGGGAAGTGCATTTAACGTCATGGATGATTGTAGGGAAGCGTTACAGGCTCTTGACACAAGACCGATCTGGGAATGGGCGCATGAGAATGTTGATCTACCTCCATGCTACGCAGTGACAGGGCCGTTTAATTCTTCGAGAGTTCCATTTATTCACGGGCCGTTGACTGCTTTACGTGATCCTACGATTCGCGTTGTTGTAGCTCAATGCGGGTTGCAAGTCCTGAAAACTCTTTTAGGGGAAATCTGGTTGCTGCATACAATTTCAGAGAACGCCGGGCCAACGCAATGGCTGCAACCAACTGATGATGAAGCGAAAGAACACGCGGAAGAGCGATTCAATAAGCTCGTGGAAAACTGCCCGTCCGTGCATAGATTTTATTCAGAGAACCGTTTTGAGAAAAAGACAGTTGCGATTATCTTCAAGCATATGTGGCTGCGGATGGAGGGCGCGGAGAACCTCGGCAACTTGCAACGTAAATCTGTCAAGAATCAAATGTGTTCGGAAGTCTGGCAGTGGAAGAAAGGTTATCTGTCCGAAGCGGAAGGACGTCTCACACAATTTACCTTCAACTCAAAGCGGTATATTGAGAGCCAGGCGGGCATTGCAGACGATGACATGGACATGGCCTACAAGAGTGGCGATCAAAATGTTTGGGGCTTTGAATGCTTGTCATGTCACAAGTGGCAACCTTATCGTTGGACTTGGTTTCGACAAGACGGAACACGGGCGGCGATGCGATGGGAAGATTCAGAGAGAACCCGCCGTCCAAACGGCGATTGGAAGCTAGCGGAGGTGGAGTCAACCATAAGATACGAGTGCGTTCATTGCGGGTTTCCGCACACAGACGAACCGAGAATCCGACGCTTGATGAATCAAGCGGGGAGCTATCAAGCACAAAGACTGGAAGCTCCGCATGAAGTAAAGAGCTTTACATGGAATCAGTTGGCGATGGAAAATCTTTCATGGTTCAAACAATTTCTCAAATGGGATACAGCGCGGGAACAGTTCAAGCGGGGAAACGAGATACCCCAAAGAGAGTTCATGCAAAAGGTTTTAGGGGAGCCATACGACCCATCAAAAGGAGCATCGGCTTACAGGCCGGAAAAGATTGTTATTCTTGACGCTCCTTGGGAAAAAGAATACTTCCGGGCGGCGACCTTTGACGTGCAAGAAGATCACTTCTGGGGGATGGTAGCGGCATGGGCCAAAGATGGTGAAATCAGAATACTCTGGTGTGGATTGCTACGTTTATGGGCTGATATTGAAGACAAGTGTAAGGAGTTCCATGTGTCAAACAGGTCTGTTGGATTAGATGCCAGATACCGCACAAGGGAAGTTTATCTTCAATGTGTCAATCACGGTGATTACACGATAGAGAACGGCGAGAAAGTTTATTGGTGTTGGAAAGCGTTCATGGGTGAAGACCGGAAGAATTACCCCTATCGTATAAAGACACCAGCAGGGGAACACCGGACGATTGACCTGGCTTATAGCTGGCCGCCGCATCAGGGAGATCCCATGTCAGGCAAGTCGGATGCAGGTCAATACTATTGCCCTTTGGTTTATTGGAGCAATCCGACAATCAAGGATATAGCGGCGAAGATACGGGATGGCCGGGCGCAAAAGATGAGCGTGCCGGAGCATGGCAGTGAGGAACTTATGAAACATCTTCTCTCGGAGCGGCGCATCAAGGTGTGGGATAAATATGGCCAAGATTCGTGGAAGTATGAGAACGTCGGCAAGAGGCCGAACCATCTTTGGGATTGCTTTTGTATGCAGGTTCTTTTTGCTTGCATAGCGGGAGTCATCGGTGAACAAACAACGAATGTAAAATCAGAATGAGCCACAATCGAGCAATAGTGGAACGCGCCAGAAAAAGAGTCAAGGAAATGGAAAACAACGGGCGAAAGGAACACTTGGTAAATGACTTTATGAGGCGAGGGAGAATGAATCCAGAGTTGAAGTTTCTGCTTGACCAAAAGAAGAATCCAGCGACAAGACCGCCGGATTAAATCTCGCAATTGATACATATAAATTGACATTCCCCGTAAAGGTGGAATGCCAAAACGATATTTTCCAAACCGCGATCAACCATGGCTTGAAGCTGCATTAGCCAGACTTGACGAAGAGTTACTCACCGGGTTTCAAACCGAGATTGAAGTTGACGGTTTGATGGGGAAGAAGATGCCTCAACTTTCGATTGACGAACGGCGCAATCGAATCCTCAACGACCTTTGTTTCCTTGACCCCCGGAATTACCATCCCGGAATAGTCCTTCCTGTAACACGGAGTAAAATCTGCTATACTGGGGACGTGACTAATTCCGACTCTGTGTTCAATTCAAACACAGCAGACCTTCCGTGATATGGCCCAACCTCCTTTAACCTTCCTCGAAAACAAATGGGCCAATGGCTGGCGCTCAAATGTCCTTTATCAGTCAGCCATACAGTCGCCAGACCGTAAGGCGACTCCTTATCTTGACTACGATATTCACAAGACCGTAGCTTGGTATGGACGGCGGATAATGATGAACATGGGGCGGATGCTCTATGCCAACAATTCATCTCCCATCCGGGGACTGATAAACGAGATGGCGGAATTATCGTCTTCAAGTTTCATTCCACAGTTTTTTGGGGACGATGAATCATGGGGAAATCAAGCAGAGGAATGGATGGCGCGGCATGACCTGCATTGCGACCGGGCTGGCCCGCCTTTCAACATGCGGATTTACCGGCGCAATGTGATAATCGGAGTCATTCGAGATGGGGATGTAGGGACGATTTTAACAGAGGCTCCCGGAGGTTATCCTCTCCTCCAAGTAGTGCCAGCGCATCGCATCGGATCCCGTCAAGATCAAGTCATTGTTGAGGATGATGACTCACCTTTCAAGGGTTGCCGGATTACTGATGGGGTTATTATTGACGATTATTTCAAACCTCTGGCCTATCGAATTTTCGGGGAAAATCCATGGGATGTGACGGAATTTGTTGACGTGTCGGCGGCGAATATGTTTCTGTCGTTCATCCCGGAATGGTGTGGTCAGGTGCGGGGATTCTCCGCGATTGCATCGGCGGCATTCTCCGCGCAGGACATCATGGAGAGCCGTCAATTCTCTTTACTGGCTCAAAAGGCCAACTCAGCGATTGCCTACATCGAGGAAAATGAGAAAGGTGAAGCACCTCCCGGAGCCGGATTTGTTATACCACCTTCACAGGTAGCCATGTCATCACAAAGCGCAACCAATGGAGTGAACCCATCGGCAACGGGGTTGAATTACGAAGTGCTTGACGGTGGAACGATTCGTTACTTTAAAGCGCGGACGGGATCGAAAATCACAAGCCCTGGCAATGACCGGCCAGCAGAAAACGCTCAAAATTACGAGGATAGAATCATTCGTGGAATCTTTCACGGTGTCAATTGGTCAACAGACTTTTCACTTGACCCGACAAAGGCCGGTGGTGCGCAAATGCGAATCATTATTGACAAGGTGAACCGCACAATCCAGACCTATCAGGATTTACTTTTACTCCCGGCAATGCAGCGGATTAATGGCTACCGAGTTTCAAAAGCGATCAAGATCGGACTGATTCCGAAAAGCGATGATTGGTGGAAGTTCCATTACATCGGGCCGGAAGAATTGACGGCGGACAAAAAATACGCGAGCGACGTTTCCTGTCAAGAGTTGGAGGCGGGATTAACCAGCCACGAGCGGGAGATCAACAAACGCAAAGGCAACTTCGAGCGTATCACCATGCAGAAGATTCGCGAACGGAAATTCCTTGAAGATCAATGCAAAAAGGCGGGAGTTGACCCTGATAAAATCTGGCGATACAAAACAAACTCCCCTATCTCAACCGATCAAGATTCAGAGGAACCGAAAAAGGCAAATACCTCAATTGACAAATGAAAAACTACACTCACATTTTGGCGAAGCTCGTAAAGGAGAACTGGCTTATCTTGCCGTCTCACCATGCGTCTTTGATTGCAGGACTGGAATCTTACCTGGCTAATCCGCAACCATTACAAGCCATGCAGGATGAAAAAGACGAAGACGAGCCGGATGATGACTTTGGGGAAGACATGGAGGAAAACTACCGGGAGGAAAACGGCACGGCAATTATTCCAGTGCATGGAGTCCTTGGAAAGCATCTATCGTCAATGGAGATTTTCTGCGGCGGATGTTCCATTGACCGGGTAAGTAAGATGATTGATGTGGCGGAGGAAAATCCTTTCATTCGCAAAGTCGCTTTTCACTTTCAAAGTCCCGGCGGGCAGATAGTCGGGACGCCGGAGCTTGGTCGTAAAATTGCCAACATATCAAAAGACACAATGTCTTATGCGGATGAATTATGCTGTTCAGCGGCATTATGGGCAGCTTCACAAGCTGACAATTTCTATACGACTGATTCAACGATGGTAGGTTGTTGCGAGGTTTATTGCCTATTTCTTGATCGCTCTAAACAACTCTCAGATCAAGGTATTAAGGTTAATGCTGTTGCCGCTGGAAAATTCACGTTAGCTGGAGCTTCTTTTAAGGCGATGACCAAAGAGGAAATGGAAATGTTCCAAAAGGATGTAGATTCAGTCCACGCGGACTTCAAAGCAGCCTTGACTTCACGCCGGGCGATTGCCGATGAATACCTTGAGGGCCAAGTTTTCTCAGGAAGCAAAGCTGCGGAGATCGGCATGACTGACGGCGTGGTGGAAGATTTTGACCAAGCTTTGGAACTGCTCAATGCCTCTCACAAGACGTCTAAATCGAGTCTTTAGGTTGACATCCTGCCTATTGTCAGAATGCTAACATTTTTTAATATCGGAAAAGCCAACGCGGAAATCACCCGGCTGAATGCCGAGTTGAAGAAAACCCAAGATGAACGCGACGCTGCCCAGTCCAATTCCTCCGCAATTGCCACGGAAGCGGAACGTCTCAAAGCTGACAATATTTCCAAGGCGGACGCAATTGCAAACCATGCGACAATTCTCGCAGCCAAAGACGCCGAAATCGCCGGACTTAAAACCGAGTTGACTGCGGCGAAAGCTGTGGTGACTGACTTCGATGCCAAGGTGGAAAAATCCGCTTCCACGAAGGCTCTTGAAATTTGCGCGGCGCAAGGTATCTCGCCGGTCAAAGGAGGAAAGCCTTCTGACACTCCCGCCAAACCGAAAGAAGCCACAGAGGGATTGACTGGAATGGCTCGCATCCGGGCCAGCATCCAACAACAATTCGCCAATGGAACTTTGCAGGCCGTCAAATAAACATCGTCAACAATAACAAACTTTTATGGCTGATAAATTCTTAACTCTGCTTGACATCACCAAACAGACCGGCACTGACCAGGCGGTAGGCGTCGTTGAAGAAATTCGCACGTTCGCCCCGGAAGCGAATGTCCTGATGGGACGTCCTATCTCCGGTACAACCTACAAAAGCCTTGTGCGAACATCACTCCCAGCCGGGCCGACTTTCCGCAAGGCCAATCAGGGCAGTGGCATTTTGAGTTCCGCGTGGGACCAGAAAATCCAGCAATGTTTCTACCTGGATGGACAGATGCAAATTGATGAAGCGGTTCTCTCGGCGAGTGAGTTTGGAGAGGACTTTGTTCTTGCGAATGAAGCTGTCGGCGTGATGCGTCAGAAGCTCATCAACCTCGGTTCTCAGTTCTACTACGGCAACCCTTCTGACACTGATGCCGGTTTCCGGGGATTGCAGTATTTGTATGACTCTACCAACATGGGCACTACTGCTGGCGGCAGCGCGGCGGGAGCGGTGTCATCCGCTTACCTTGTTGTCAATTCACTGGACTGCGTGCATTTGATTTACGGCAAGGAGCAAGGTATCCAGTTGAACGCCTGGCTGCGGCAGCAAGTCAAAGATATCAACGGCATGAACTTCTTCGCCAAGGTCAACAACCTTGCCGGCTGGATCGGACTGTCGTTCAATTACTCGAAATCGGTTGGGCGCGTCTATGATATTGACAACGCCAGCGGCAGCACTGCCCATCCTTTGACGGATGCGCTTGGCGCGACATTGATTGCGCAATTCCCCGTGGGCGTCTTGCCGGAATCCTTCACCGGCACTGAAGGTCAGAAAGTTTCTTATGGTGCAGGATCATCGCGGGCATTTTGGTTTATGAACCGGCCTACCCGACTCGGCTTGCAGAAGTCTCGCAGTGTTATTGTCGGTGCGATCACAGCGGCGACTCCAATGCAGTTCGCTCCGACTCCAGTTGAGTTGGGCGGTCATCCCATTGTGGTTACGGATTCTCTGACAAACACTGAAACCGTGGTTTAACCTAATTCATCATTTGCGACATTTCAAAACACTAACCTAAACATCGTAAAATAAGTTTATGAGCAAAAACACTCTTGACAAAGTCATGGTTAAAATCGGCGCGGCATTTCTCGCAGTGCTTGTGATTTACTCCATTGCGCAAATTGCCTCAGCGCAGACCGGAACCGGAGGTAATCAACCGGAGCAGAAGGTCGTTGACACTGTGGTAAACGATGCAAACAACCAACCGGCGTATAAGGTCATCAAGTCCCCGTCCAACTGGAACACTAATTTCTACGAATGGTGGCAGGGCGGAACACTGGTTGGCGCGATTCCTTCCAATGGGCCGATTGTCACATTGACAGTAACTAACACGACTACTGTCACGTCTAATCCTACCAATGCGGCGATTACCAATTATGGTTCATTCTTCATCCAGGCTGGCACGTTCACGAATTACGGCTCCGCCAGTTGGACGAACTGGTATCCAGTGTTGTTCACCACAGTTCCGATTGTAACGGCGACTCCATTGTCCGGAGCTATGCCGACTAACAACGGATGGATTACGAATGTCACTGGCAGCAACTTCGTTTATTCATCGGCTCCCGGCCAGACCAACGAGCAAATAAATTGGATGGCTATTGGCAAAGCTAATCAATAACACGACTCTACAACAAACAACCGTCAACAACACAATACAATTATGGCGACGAATTACAATCGGTTAATCCGCGATGCGAATCTGCGTGGAACTGGTTATCTTCCAGCGGCAAACGCGACGGCAAATATCACTCCATTCAATGGCAATATCGGGGCCGGTACCTTCAAGCCGGAAGAAATGGAGATAGAGGTAGCCTTTCCGGCACTGCCGAATCACACGAACACAGGTTTGTCAATTACCGCGACTCTACAAGATTCAGCCGATGGTGTTACTTTCGCCAACACGAACCCGCTCATTCAAGCGAGTGTGCTGGGGGTTGCTGCTACCGGATCGTTAGCGACTGTTTTCCGTTTTCGCCCACCGGCGAACATCCGTCAATACTTTCAGATTCAGCTTTCAGTGCCGTCCACGGACGGCAACAACACGGCGGCACAGGTGACAATCCAAATCCTGTTGTAACAATCATTGGTTGCGTGTCAAGCCCCGCTCCGGTTGGAACCGGGCGGGGCTTTTAATTTATGTCCATGATAGATGACATTTCGGGGATCATACGGGAACGCCAGGCGGAACTTCCGCAAGTTGCCACAATTCAAGGGCAGCAGGTTCCATGCTCGGTGTCAATCATTGACCAGGGGCGCGATGTAATCACAGGTGGTAAATGGATTGTCTATCGAGGGACGTTGACCTACCTAGTTGCCGACCTTGAGACACTACCTTTGGCTGGTCAGCAGATCATTTTCAACAACCAAACACTTTACATCGAAATGGTTCATGCCAACCCTAGCTTCCCGCATGTGAAGTTGGAAATATCCAACACTTCTCCTCCGAGGTAATATGGCCGTTAATCCCCATACTACTGTCAATTATTTGCTTGAGCAGGCTTATCAGGCGATCATTACCAACGACCCGAACATAGCGGACTTGCTTGAGACTCCAGTTCATCTTGGAATGGACTCGGCGGACTTGGAAACAACTCACGTTGCGATTATCGTTCCATCGTTAAAATACTCAGAGGGTCAGCCAATGTCAGGTAATTGGCAGATGGATGTTCATGTAAAAGTTGTTACGGCGTTTGATGATTCACAGAATCCATTGCCGGATGGATTTACATCCTTGCGCGATGTGCATGAGCAACGGGCAGGATACATTCAAGATTTATTCATGGTCATGGAGCTTGACCAGCTTCTGTCATCATCAAACCTTTCCGTGCAGGGATATATTTTCACGGATGTTGAGACGCGGATAGAAACCGCTTCATGGGTGACAGAGTTTCTAGTGAGACATAATCAGGTATCAAAAGCTAACCTTGGAGCGACAGTGTAATATGGGTATTACCTGTAAAACGAATTTCACAGCGTTTCAAGAGGACTTTCGGAAGCGCGTGGCACGGTCAAAACAATCACTTCCGATTATCACAAACCGGACGGCGCTCATGGTTGCCAAGCATGGATTTGACGCAGTGAAGGTAGCGGACAGGTCAGCTATTCAAGAGCTAGGCAGGTTGCGTTATGAGGTTGCGGGGAAGAGCGGGAAGAGACTTAAAAGAGCAAAGGCACGATGGGGTCAAGGCCAGGAAATTATCCGTGCAACGAATATCTTTGTGGCAGAGTTGCGCAAGAGAGGAATTGACCCTCGTGAATATGGCCCAACTATAATGCAAAAAATGGTGGAGAAATGGCTTTCATCAAGATCGCGCGCAGTAGGCTCATTGAAGGTTGCATTCATTCCGGTCTTGAAGAAACTATTTTCCGAATTGAACGAATCGCAATTCCTAATCAGTGGTGGAACAGGTTTGTCATCTTTCGGGCCAGCACGGGGACACGCGGATCCAGCGCATGAGGGATGGAACCCGGTAGCTAAATTTGATGTTTCAGGCGGTGGCAGAAATGACGCGCACATAGACCGGGTGGAGAAATACCTTGGTGAAGCATTAGACTATGGATTTAGCGCGGTAATGAAAGAGTGGGAAAGCTATGCTGAGAAGCAACTCAATCCTATTCTATCCGAGTAAAACCTAATCCATCAATTGATAACTTTGTTGGGTTGACATTGAACCTATTATTAAGAATTAAGATATGAGCACACCAGCTATTCGCGGAAATGCAATCGTTTATGGAGCGGACGGAGATATTCTTTTGGCCGGCACGGCTATCTACATCATGGGCCAATCGGCGGAGGTCAAGAATGCCGATGCAACCGCCGTCATCACAGACGGCCAGGGGAAGATTGCCACGTTGGTTAATAAGGAATCTATCAAGCATGGCACATTCAAGTTCATTCCATCCGGGGCCGGAAACAAATATGGAACACCGGCTCATACAAACACTCTCGCATCTGCGGCGGCAACGGCGATTCTTATTCCGAAGTTCTCTCAAGTTGTTACCAGTGGATTTCCGGGTAACGTAATTAGCGGTGGAGGCCCTCTTGCTCCTGATTACAACGACACGTGGTATGTGATGGAAGACTCTCACGCGCTGCAATCGGAAGGAGCTTTGATTTACACGCTGGAATTGCAGAACAGCGAGAACTTTAACGCTGCCAACAAAACAGCCTGGGCAACCGCTCTAACCGCGTAAAATGAAATGCTTGATAAATTCATTCAAGCCGCATTGCCGGAGCCGGTTACTTGTTTGGGTGTCCGGTTAAAACCATTCTCGTTAGGTCATTGGCTTTGGTTACATCGGTTGAAGAGTCCCTATGTGACGCATGAGAGCGGAGTTCACCTTGATGAGTTAATCCTCGCGGTCATTGTTTGCTGCCAGAGTTATTCGGAAAACTGGGAATGTTTCTCAGGGCGCGACAAGACCGTAGCGCAGTCAATAAAGCAGTTTAAGAGAAACATCATGGGCGCATGGTATCGGCGACCAGTGACAATCAAAGGCCGTAAAGTATTCCCCGCGTTGTTCAAGGAAAAGGATTTCAACTTCTTTCAACCGGCAAACATATTCGCAAAATACATTGCCGACGCTTTCATCCTTCCAACGATTGCAACAAAGGAAAATAACACACCTTCCGTCGCTCCGTGGGAGTTAATGACGTTGACGACCTGTTTGAAGCTGCAAGGCTCTTGTGAAGAGGTCTTAAACCAGCCCGTGGGCTTATCACGGTGGCTTGTGGCTGGCTTTTGTGAGTCAGAGGGTATTGGACAGCTTGTAGATTCAAAAGCCCTCCAAGAGGATATTAAAGCGGCCAATGAATTTGCCGAAAAACTCCGCCAAGAAGGGAAAATGAAGTAATATGTCGCTCCGCAAAATGATGGCGGAAATAGGGTTGGATGGAAGCGGCTTTGCTGTTGGAGCTAAAAAAGTTGAGAGTGAGACTGCGAAGCTGGCCGGGAACATCAAAAACTCTTTAGGCAACACTTTGACTGGAATTTTGGGAGTCGCATTTTTTGAGCAAGCGATTCAAAAAACAATTGAGTTTGGTTCAGAGATTTCCGATTTGGCAAAGCGGGCCGGTGTAACAGCGGAAGCGTTTCAGAAAATGTCATTTGCCTTCGGAGGGAATAAAGAAGGTGTCAGTAGCTTCTTTGACAAGCTGAATGAGAACCGGGCGAAGGCACTTCAAGGCGGAGTAAACTCGCCAGAGTCGCAAGCCTTTGGGAAACTCGGTATAGGTCAATCAGAGCTTTCGCATGACACTGGGGAGGTTCTTATGTCAAAAATTGGCGATGCAATAAAAGCCGGGAACATTCAAGAGTTGATCGGGCCATTGAGAGTGGTCGGAGGTCGGGGGGCGGGTGAACTCGTGGCGGGGTTCAAGGCAGGAATTGAGGAACGGGCAAAGGACGCGGTAGCAGCTGGTGCGATAATGAGCAATGCCGATGTTGCTCGCATGAAGCAGATCCAAAAAGAATGGTCCATGCTGACCACTTCGCTTATGGTGGATATGGTGCCGATTGTTGACACTGTAATTCGATCAATTGAGGATTTGATTTCACGATTTAAAATCTTGGGAGCGTTCATTCAAGGACTCTTTGTTGACCCGGAGCGCGTGGCGCTGGACAAGCAAAAAATTGTTCATGCCAAAGAAGTAGAGACTTTTGCTGCATGGCAAAAATCGGGCGGGGAATATGAAGGCCCTAAATTTGAAGCATATAAAAAAGCACAAGAAGATGATGCGGACGCAAGTCGTGTGACAGCATCGGTTATGCACCGTGGTAACAAATGGAATATTTTTGACAATGCCATGCAAGCCGCGAGCGATGAGCAAGCGAGGCAAGATGGGATACAGAAGGCCCGCGAGAAAGCAATCAGAGATGCGGCCGGGAAACAGCCGGAAGTTCCTGTAGATTTTGGGGAAACAATCAAAAACAAGCGCGTTACCCGTGAGGAAACGACCTGGGAAAAAATGTCATTGACAACAGATGCTTTGAACAAGATGGGCGGATTTGTTGGCGGCGCCGGAATGCGCGATGCAATAGGTTCAATTGCCCGGCGACAATTGGAAGTCACAGAGACAATGGCCGGAGGCATTCAAACGAGCAACTCTTACCTGAATGGTATTCTACAAAAGACAGGAAAAACAACTCCCGGAGACATTCCATGAGTGAACCGTTTTTAGGTATCAAATACAGAGGTGCTCCGCTCGTGTTAAAAACGAGTTGCTATGGAGTGGTTAGACGATCTGAGACGGGGGCAATTTACCAGCGATTTAAGCTTGAAGGCATTGCATCGGCGGTGGAAGCCTATGCGTTGAATTTAGGCTACGGCAACAGCGCGGAGATAGAGAATGACGGGCCAATGTCAACTCTAACAATAGATGTAGGGTTGAGCGCAACTGACGCAAAATGGGAGATTGACACGGAGAATCTTGAGCAGGATATTCTCAATGCGCCATTTCTCTATCCACCATCTCCTTCTGTGTCAATAACCGATAAAGC